TCTGGCTTGAGCTGGCCCTGCCACTGGTTGGCTGGGTTGTAGTCTATGTTTCCGGGGTTGCAGTTGCGGACCCCGCGAGTCTCGGTTGTGGGCATCACTTTTCTCCAGGCAAAAAAATACCCGCTCAATGGCGGGCCGACGAATAGCTGAACGATTACAGTTTTTGCTCAACTTCACCCAGGCGTCCTTCAAGCTCTGAGTTTTTTGACGACAGCGCCTGAACCGCGCCTACCAAATAGGAGATGAGCCCGAGCGAGTCGAGCGACAGGATTGAGGTGATATCGTCCTTGGTTTCGCCCTCAATAATTTCACCAGTCACCAGCGCCGCATCGGCGGCCATGACATCTTGGGCGATAAAGCCGCGCTTGAGGTCGGAACGAGACACAGGACCACGCTCTGAAAAACGATACGTCACCGGCCTTAGCGATTCGATAAGGGCAAGATCGCCAGAGGTATCTCGCACATAATTAATATCTTCCTTGATTCGTGCATCTGATGCGGTGTACTGGATCGTGCCTGTGTTGGACCCGTCCACCCAAACTTGCATCCCGGACCCACCCCAAAAGAAGTTCCACTGGTTTGAGCCCGCAGTGGTGCCATTGCTTGAACGATATCCTGGCGGGAAAAACACCGAACTCGAGATAAAATATCCGGCAGTGCTTGAGAGCATCGCGATGCCATTAAGCCGAAGACTTACGACGTTAGCCGCGCTACCTGTCTGTACGGCTCCAGTTATCCTGGAGTCATTTCCTGCCGCAACGGTACCCGCCGCAGTGCCAACCTCAAGCCCTAACGCCGCTCTCGCGGTTGCTTGCGTATTCCCCCCCGTTCCTCCCTGTGCAACGCTGAGCGCTGTAGTTAGACCGATCAATGAAGTGATGTCGTTGTTTGCCCCAAGCTTTGCAGCGCCCAACGTGGCGCGGGCGGCGGGAGCATCAGCATCATTCAATAGACCTTGAATGAACACCGAGAGATCAGTGATACCGGTGCCGCCTTTGCTCGGAGGCAAGATGTCGTAGTTGCCGGTGGTGCCGAGCGCGGCGAGCTTTGGCCCAAATTGATTGTTCAGGTTGTTGAAGGCATCAGACAGCGCTTTGTCGTAGCCCTGCACCGGCATGATCGAATAGGCAGCGCCGGAGGCGGTTGCCCCTTGGTACGCCGGCAGGATCGACAGCACCGTAGCGCTGGCAACGTTGCTCACTTCGTAGTTGCGACCATCGGGGCCGATAAATGAATCACCAATTCGGGCATTGGCCGCGAAATCGGCATTGGTACCCGTCACTGCGGTCGATCCCGCGGTGACGGCGACGGTACCCGTTCTAAGCCAGGGCATAGCGTTGTCCTTATTTGAGCCAATAAAAAACCCGCCATAAGCGGGTTAATTTGAATGAAATGATCAGTTGAAAGGGAGCGGCAGGCCGGCAGTCGTGATGACCAAAGCCAATGGGTAGCGGTCAGTCGGGATGTTTTCGAATGAGCAAGGAACGGCTTGCCCGGCTACGGACGGATAAGCTTGAGTGGTGCCGCCCGCAGCGCCAAACATAAATGAAATGCCGCCAACCCGACCGTAGGCACCTTCGGCGCCGCTGTACTGAGTGAACGCAAAGGTATTACCGCTGAACAGGTCATTTATTCTGCAACCCCTCGACCATGGGAGAAAGGCGGCGTACTCAATGCCAGACCCTATCGATATGTCCACTCGGGAATCAGTCTTCGTCACTTCTTGGCCAGCCGCCAACTGCCGCTGAACGTTGTAACCACCGGTATAGGCCGTGACGTATCGATTGAAGCGATCGAGCGACCCAGGACCTGGAGCTTGAATAGTGCCAACAACGTTCAAGGGAGGTTGCAAGGAGTTGAAAGTAATCCTTCCGGCCGGGTCATACGTCTTAAGAAAGGTGGTTCCGGCCATATTGTCAGCCATCAAATCGAAGCAATAAAACTTGGTGCTTGCGTCGGCATTAGCATAGAAAAACGTCATCGTACCGCCAGATACGGAAGTGCCTTGAAGGCACCCAGTTCCAACGATAAAAACGATTGGAGAGATCGGGTTGGTGATTGTGAAGCCGTGCATTGAGTCGGCGAAGGCGGTGCTTGCAGTGGCGGCAGTCGTGGTCCAGTTTGCCCCATCATTTGGGTCGAGCTGCGCTGACCTCAACGTCTTTCGAGTCCATGAGTTTATGTAAGCCATGTTGCCGCTCTTCACCAGCCCGTAACAAATGAGACTGGTGTCGAACAGAATCTGGCCATTATCTTTAAAGGCTTGAAGGGATGCCATTCAGTAATATCCATAATAGATCCGGCATCTGGCCGAGAAGTAGCCCCAACCTGCTGTCGAGTAGGAGTAAGCCCAAGACATCACACCAGGTGACAGCGTGACGCCTGGCTTCTTCCCTCTTTCGAGCTGCAAATCCACCAGCGGCACGACGATGTAGAACTGAGTCTTACCTGAAGGAGGCGCCGGGATAGCCGCGGAGCCGTTGGCCCCGCCGGTATCAGCGAAGCCCTGCATCTGGCTGATATTCATCGTCATATCAACCAAAATGCGCCCAGCCGCGTCATAGGTGGTTAGCCCCGTCATACGCTTAGGTTGATCGCGAGGTTTCCGTTCGGGTGATACAACTTCACAGAACTGTTGTTGATCGCTATCCGGGCCTGGCCCGCACCTTGTCCGTTCATTTCAAATCCCCCGTTCTTGAAAATGGCCCAGCCGGTTTGGCCCATTTGATAGTTCGTTGAGCAGATGTAATCGCCGATCTTGGCGTTAGTGATCGTGCCGTCCTGGATAAACGCCTCGCGAATGAACGTCTGCCCGTTCGACACCGCGAAGGGTGACCTGGGAACGCCATCGATCAGATTCAGCAACATGAAGGTGTCTGCGCGCACGACGAACTGCGAAGAGACGCCCGAGGGGTCAACCTGCAACCCAAGCCCGAAAGAGGCGGCGTACTTCTGACCTCCGGCCGTGGTTTCCATTTTCACGGACCAAAGCGTCGAGAGCTTGTCATTGGTGTCTGCCAGCGCGCTGGTGGTTTGCTGTACGGCTGCAGTGTTTTGGCCAACCGACACGCTCAACTGATCGGTCTTCGTTGCCATGGCTGACTGGTTGGTGGCTACCACCTGTGTCAACTCGGTGATGTTCGCCGCGTTCTGGCCAATTTTCGCGTCATATGTCGTGAGGAGCTGGGCGGTTGCCTCGGTATCAGAGGCGCGCACCTTCGATTCCGTGGCGATTGCCGCCGTGCTGGCCCATGCTTTAAGGGCATCGACTTTCGCGCCGTTTCCGTCGCCAGCATCACGATACGATGCCCGCAACGCCTGGAACGCGGTCGCCGTTGCGGTGACCGCGCCGTCGAGTTCGTCGATATCAGTGGTGTTGGTCGCCACCTGCTGCGCCAGGCCATTGGCCGTTTCGACGGACTGGCCGACGTTCAGCCAGTAAGTGGCGTTCGGCGGCGGAGTGTTGATCGGAACCGGACCTTTAGCCTGATAGAGCAGTTGGCCAGAACGCACAATCGCGTTCTTGATGTAGGTCTTGGTCGGGTCGTAGCTTTCGTCCAGCGCGTCGATTTGGTCCTGAAGGCCTGGGATTTTCTCGATATCGCCCAGCAGATCCTGCCCGAGCTCCGTCTCGGAAATCTTTCCGGCCAGCATGTCGAGAATGTCGGCAGCGTTCGAACTAGATTGCCCCATGACACCCACCCCAACCGGGTACCACGGCCCAATGTTTCCGATTCTGTCTACCAGTCGAGCCCAGAAGAAGAACGTCACACCTGCGGCCAAGCCCTGCATCGAAAAGTCGCTTTGTGGATACGCCAAGTCAGTCAACTTTGTCGCCGCCGGCAGACTGGTTGTTGGCCCGTACCAGATCTCAGTGCGTTGGGTATCCTCGGCGCCGGCAGGGAACCCCCACTTCAGATAGATGCCGAACAGCAGCGGCGTGGCCGTCAAAAACGACACCGCCGGCGGCAAACCTTCTTTGCCTTTCAGGTTGGTCAGCATCGAGCTGCGCCAGGACGACGAGATATCGAAGGCGCTCACCGCGCGGACGCGAGCCAAGTAGGCGCCGGCGTAAATACCCACCACATCGACGCCGGTGGTGCCGACGCGTTGCACCTTGATCCAGTTGCCACTGTCCTTGCGCCACTCCACGTCATAACCGACGGCGCCATTAACCGCAGGCCAGGTGATGGTCATCGTGGACACTGCAATGCCTTGGGACACAACCGAGCTCGAAGTGACCGTCACGCTCGCCGGGGCCGGAACCACAGTGATCGGAATCACGCTGATCGGACGCTCTTCCAGGCGAGCGCCGGTGTCGATATTGGCAAACTTGCCTGGCTCGTACTGGAGCGCGCTGATTTCAAAGTCGCCCTCTGTAGTGCGCTTCGTGCTTAGCACGCGATACAGCGGGATCGCCAAGTCATCTGCGTCCAACGCCCACTGCAATTGCGGCAATGGCGTCTCGCTGTAGTTGGTGGTCACGGTAACGGCGCGGCCGCTGACGCTCTGGACGGTCCGCCCCTCGGCACGCCCACCAGGCAGGTTGATGATCAACAGATCTCCAGCCTTGGCTTGGGTGTCACGATCAAGCCTCACGACCCGGCCAGCCGCCGAAGAAATACGGCCGCCCACTTGACGGCCGGCCAGCAGCGAATCTGCAACCGGGATAATGTGGCCAGGAAGTGGAATCACCCCTTCCATGCCGGTCTTGAACGCGATGGTCCGGTCCTGATTGTTGCTCAGGATCGCCCACTTACCGCGGCGCTGGGCCTCTGATGCGCGAGTGCAGCCAATGGCACTGAGCTCGGTCGGTTTATCGCCGAAACGGCGCTGCAAGGCCAGATCAGCGAACGGAATGACGTCAGTGTCGTAGTTGTTCGCCGGGTTGTCGTAACTGACCAGGGCCCGGGTGTAGCGGGTCTTGGCTGAGGCGCTGCCATATGAGAACTTACCGTCGACCACGTTTGCCCGGGTGAATACATAGTCGAAGTCCTGCGCGCGCGGCATGTCGGCCTGCATCACCAGTTGTCCCTGAGCCCAGTACGTCATGCCCCGGTAAATGCCGGCGATATCGCGCAACAGCGACCAGGCATCTGGCCGGCCTTGCAAGTTCATATCGCACAGGAAGCGTGGCTCAGTACCGCCCACCCCATTCGGCACCAGTTGGTCGCAGTACTGCGCTATCCGGTAAAGCTCCCACTTGTCGACCATGAACGGCTTGATTCGCTTGCCCAAGCCGAAGCGGTCTTCAGTGCACACACCGAACGTGATCCATGCCGGGTTATTGGTCCATGCCTGCTTCATGGTGCCGTCCCAAGTGCCAATGTAGGTTCGGGCAACAGGGTCGTAGTTGCTCGGCACCTGCCATTTACGGCCTTTGCACTTCACCGTTACGGCCGGGATATTGCTGAACTGCTCGGCATCAAACTCGATGTAGAGCAATGCGGTATTGGGGTAGCGAAGCTTTGCGTCGATTACCTCCGTGTAACCGGCCACCAACATGGTGTCGGCAATCTTGTTGGTGTTCTGGTTCGGAGTAATCCGACGAACACGGATCTGCCAGCCAGTGGTGGCCACCGGCAGGTCAACACGACGCGAGCGCTCGTACCGGGTAGTGGTCTTCCCGTCCACGGCTTCAGTCAGGGCTTGTTGGTAAGAGCCACCGTCGGTGGATACGTCAATGGCATACTCGATGCGGTACCCGCCAACGTTGCCGCTATCGTCTTGCCGCTGAAGCGCTGGCCATGCCAAGCGAACACGCACGGCTGAAAGCTGGGTATTGGTGATCGATCTAATCCACGGAGAGTCGCTACGAAGTTCGATGTTCAGCGTGGTTTCGTTCTCGACCGACGGGATACCGGGGATATAGGTCTGATCAACCGAGCCCGGGCGCCAGTCCCACTTCACGTTAGGGAAGTTGAAATTATCGCTGGCATCCTTGATCGGCGTGTTGTCGAGATAGATGTCGTAATCGGTCGGAGTGCCGTCGAATTCGCCCTCGCCAACGGCGATCAGGAGTTTTGCAAGGTTGGTCGAGCGCAGGCTATCGCTGGCTTCGGTCGGCGACTTCGGCATGCTGCTGCCGCCTTTCTCGCCATGGATATCGATCTTCGGTGCTGCACCCATACTTTCCTCCAAGCGAAAAAAAACCGCCTCATGGGCGGCCTACTTGCTGCGTTCTGGTTACGTTTTGTCTTCGGCGTAGATCGATGCAGAGATAATCATGCCGCCCCACCGGCGGTCACCGATGCAGATCGGGACCGGGTTGCCGCTGGCTGTGGTGTTCTTGGCACTGCCGAAGGCGTAGGACGGCATGTTCTCGGGGGATGCGCTCTGCTTCAGGCCGGAGGCTTGAGGGCTGAGCATTTGCATCACGCCGCCGGCAACCATCGCGATACCTACAGGTGCTAACCCCTGAAAGCCCGGGATGAATGATGCGGCAATCAGCACGGCGCCGATGATTGTCTGAAGCAGCCCTGCGCGCTTACTGCCAGAAATAGCCGGGACGATTCGAATTTCTTGAGCGCCACCCAGAGCGAAATCTTTCTCGGAGATGTTCCTGCGGTTGCGGAATATCGCAAAACGCATGCCGCGTCGCTCAAGGTCTTTGATCGCAGTCTCAAATCCATCGAGCGTGCATTTCAGTGCCTTGAAAGCTTCTCCGACAGATTTACTACCCAACTCACGGAAATGCTCTCTACCAAACAGCTTGATCAACGGTCCAGATAACAAAATGGTTGTCATCAACTTGCCGGGGCTCGTCATCGTTGTCACGGTTTTCTCCTGCCGAAAAAAAAACCGCCTGAGTAGGCGGTTTGATTCATTGTTCTCAGAGACAGTCTTTGACTGCTTGCTCTATGTCGCTTCGACCATAGCCCGGCGACCACGCCATACGCTGGTAAAGCGTTACCGCGCTACCTCTAGGTGTTTTACGGATATTCAGCAGTTCGTCAGACATGTTGCTGTTGGCAACAAGCAATCGATACCCATTTTCGGTTTCAGACATTGACGAATCGCTACGAGCATTTTGCCACTTGGGAAATACGCACAGGGCATACCGATTTGGATCCTTCGAAGTAGAAGTGTTGATGCTTGGATCATTTTTCTCTAGATCACCTGGCGAAACACAGCCCGCCAGCATCGCTACGGCCACCGCCCCTATGAAAAACCTCATGCAATCCACTCCCCTGAATTACTGCAAAATTTCGTAAACATACCGGTTGTTTGATGGCTTAGGCTTTGTGTAGGAATCCTGCCAGTCCCGAGCATAGGAAGGGAAATTCTCAATCCTTTCGATTTGCCAGTTGCTTGATGTGTCTTTCCGCTCAAGCGTATAGCGATATTGCTCTCCAAGCTCTTTGGCCTCTCGATCTTTATCGTCAATCTCTGCTCCAGCTTCTGGTGGCGTGGAGTTTTTGATTACGGCCATAACCACCGACCTAGTATCAGACTCAATTTCAACCTTGGTAATTTTTCGGTCAAACGACAATAGATCGTCGATGCAAATTTGCCCGATAGGAAAGTCGCTCGAAACCAGAGATTTGAGTTTATCAATCGTGGGGCGTTTCAACTTCTCAAATTCATAGCAAGCCTCACGATCTAGAAGCATGCCTGCGTCTTTGACGGACCACCACGACTTAACCGTTGCATCGGGGGAATTGGCAGCGATCGTGACTCCTTCTGCCTGCTTCGTTGCGCTAACAAGTCCTTCTGGCCGCTTGCTTTCATCGAGACACCCGACTAAAGCCATAGACAAAACGGCCCCTACGATCAATTTCATTCAGGTCACTCCTGTGGAAATGCGGGCAAAGTAGATTACTCGATGGGCAGATGCAAAAAGCCCAGCGCTGGATAGGGATCAGCGATGCGCCTCATCTGGATCCGGTGGGCTTTGACTTCTCTGTCAGCAATGCCTCGATGACTCTGCCTGAAGCATCAAACCGCGCGGTAAACGCTTGACTTTTATAGCCGACCCCTAAAAAAGCCGACCTAACATAGACCCAGGTAACCATATCGTTTCCATTTCCGTCTTTGCTAAGCAGAGCTGGTGGCCCCAAGCGATTCAGGAGCTCTTCGCGAGTGGTAACCCCTTCAGTAATTTGATCGCGCTCCGCATGGGATATAGGCCGCCCGACTTTGGTGCAGGCCGACAAGACGCACACCAAAGCAAACACAAGAAACTGACGCATCAATTGCTTCCCCGTTGTTGAAGATAACCTCACATCATACCGGTAACGCTTGCCCTAGCCACTTCAACTGTCCACCCATCCAGCGTGGATGTAACGCCAGTAACGCCTCGCCACCCTCCGTAGTAGCCTCCTGCCTCCACGCAACGGATTTCCCAGTCCTTTGCCTGCAAGCCCATGGACTGGGATTGCGCCAATTTCGGCGCGGATATGACCTAGGAGGTCACACTTGGACAACAACCCGAAACTTATAGAAGCGCTTAACGGTGCCGTTCGAAAAGCAGATCAATCCATCAGGGCGACAGCAAACGGCCGACCAGACCCTCAGGCTCAAGCTGAGACGATCAATCAAATGGCGAAGGTGATAATGCAGCTTGATGCTCGAATTGTCGTGCTGGAGGAAAATCTCAAGAGTCAGAGCTGATCTTGTTGAGCTTCTCGGTGCTCAGCATCACCGCAGTGTCGATGCGCCGAGAAAGCTCTTCTTCTGAAAGCTTCGGCCAACTGATTACAGCGACTCCTTCAACGACTTTTTCGCTCTCGGTGGCAAAAATTTGGACAAACACTTCCGAAACGACACGCTCACTCAGAATTCGTACTTGTTCAGCATTCATAGTTTCTCCCGCGGCTTTGCCGCATCATTTTGGATGTGCATATTTGTGCCTGAGGATCAGGCGTGTTCGGTCCAGCCAAGGGCCGCCGAAGACAATGATCTCGCTAGGGCGGCCGTATAGGTGGTGCAGCAGGAAAGGCCCGGGGCCGAAGGTTGCGGCATCTTCACCAGGCAGCGCCGGATCGGCGCCAAGGAATATCCCGGCGTGGTTCGGATGAACCGTTCGCCCTACTTCCATCACGACCATGTCGCCGCGCTGTGGCTGATCGACCCGGTAGAACCCGGCCGGCTCATAGTTGGCTTCGTACAAGCTGGCGCTTTCCGTGCTCTCCCACCAGCCGTCGGCGCGTTTAAATGCTTCGAACTCCAGCCCCCACTCGCGCTTGTACCAGTCAGCGCAGACTTGCCAGCAGTCCCATGCACCATGCACGAACGGACGCTTGAGCAGCGGCACTTCACCGGTAGGCATGACCGTGCGCAGATCGCCTTCGGGCCAACTGAGAATGTGCCAGGGCAAGGCCGTGGCCTCGCACATGGCCAGATCACGCGGCGACGGCCTGCTGGTTGCGTCCGGGTGCGAATGAAACACACCGATCACTTCGCCGATATCCTCGGCCGCCGCGTACTCCTCGGGATCAATCCGGAACTCTTCATTTGGCTCGCTGGCGATGTTCCGGCACGGGTAATACTGCTGCTTGCGGCCAATGCCCAGCAGCAGCCCGCAGCACTCTTTCGGGTACTCGGCTGCCGCATGAGCCTGTATCGCGCTCAAAATGTGTTTGTGCATGGTCAGCTCCGAGCTATCAAACTCACTGCAGGGAAGCCCCCGAAATTAAGCTCATTGCCAGCACCAAATCGGCACTCACAGCCAGTTGTAAGCAGCCCATTGCACTGATCTTTTTCAGGGTCGTCGGTTCGGTTTCCATTCATGTCGTAGTACGGCCCCATGAACTGGCAATTTGGACCTCTGTAACCACCCGTTAATGCCCAGTGGCAAAGCGTGGTCGCTTGTCGGCCGATTGATTCGCCGCCGACGTCGCCCGGACTGGCCAGCTCCCAACTGACCGTCTCCCCGTCCTCGTTCGTCTTCTGGTCGATGTACCAGACCTCAATCGTCTCTTGGGTTGGGTCGGCCGTCGGGTTGCCGCCCGGGAAGTTCTGTGCGTCCAGGTAGGTGCCAAGCGTGTGACGCATTGTCAGCTTGAACTCGAGCAGATCATCGAAGGCCAAGCACAGCGCAGTGAGGCGCCCGTTTACGTTGCCGACCGCAAGCGTGGGCCGTACCGCGGTGCCGTCGCCGTTCGCCTCGATGCCGTCGATTTGCATTGGCCAGGCGCCGTATTCGTTACCTTGGAACCAGATCGCCTTCGCGGGGAGCTGGTCGGCATCCTCGCCAGCGGTGATGAGCTCTGCCGGCGTGTGCGGAATGGCGTGCCCATGGAAGCGCAGCACATCAGCACCGTAATCCGAGCCGTCCAACTCAAAGAGCAAGACTTCGCTGCCAGGCTGAAGAACCTGGATGTCACTGATCAGCGGCATGATTGCCCCTTATGGTTGGAAAGCGCGGTCGAAAGTGGCCGTGAGTTTGAAGACGGTCCCGCCCATGGGGGTAGGAACCGGTTTTTTGCAGGTAAACAGGCCAAGCTCTCCCAGTGGAGTCGTCCAGAGAAACGCCTTGGCGCCGGCGTGCCGATCAAAGAACGCCATGATCTCCTGCACCTTGGTCTTGGGCCCCGTGTAGGAGATCGGATAGGAGTCCACTTTGTTGTTCGGACCGTCGCCAGATTCTTGCTTGTAGCCGTCGCCAAACTGCGCGGTTCGCACCCGATAGGTGATATCGGGCGCATCCCCGTTTTGTGTTGGCCAGGTGAAGCGCTCGATAGCCATCAGGCTCTCCCATTAACGTTTCGGAAACTGACGCCGCCGGCACGCCATGAATCGGCCACAGCTCTTTCGGCTGCCGCCTTCATTTGCGTTTGGAGGTTTTGCTGAAGCGCCTGCTGGTCGATCTGCATGCCTTCCGAACTTCGGTCCTGCGTGATCACGCTGACCGGAGCATTGATGCTGATTGACGAGCCGCCACCGCTGCTGCTGATCGCTGCAACGCCGGGCCCTGCACCGGAAGTCAGAGGTGTGACGCTGCCGCCGTTCGCGCCAGTCATGAGGAAGGACTTGCCGCCCTCGTTGTACAGCTCCGGCCCCAGCTCGTTGACTTCGTACAGGGAGTTCGGTGCGACTGGGCCGCCGGCCGCTCTGTAGCCTGAGAAGTCGACACCGGTATATCCGGCCTGCGACGCCCCGGCAGCCGACGAAGCAGCGCCGGCAGAGCCGGAAGCAAACCCGTTACTGCCACTGCCACCGGTGAAATAGCTGGTAGCCGCACCGACCAAACTTCCGAGCAATGCGGAACTGGCTTGCCGGGTGGCAATGCGCGCCATGTCCGCCAAGATCGATTTCGCAAAGTCACCGAACGACGCCTTCCCGGTCATGGCGAAGTTGACGATCGCGTCTTCCATCGAGCTGAAGGCGTTGGTGAACAGGCTTTTCGTCTGCCCAGCAACGTCCCGAGCCGAATCCAGGTAGTTGGCCCAGGCCGATGTCGCGCCTTTGGTCCAGTCACCTTGAGCCGCTTCGACGTCGGCATAGTTCTGCCGGATCTGGTCGGTGGCAGCCTTGTTCGCATCGGCGAGAGCCTGCGATTTCTGCTTGAACTCTTCCGGGTCCATGTTTCTGGACGGATCAGAGCGTTGATTTTCCAGCTCCAGGGACTGCTGAGCGAACCGGTCTTGCTGGCTGTTCAGCTCGCCGCTGAGTGCATTCTGCCGATCACCCTGCCCGACGCCGTTGACGGCGCGCTGACCGGCAAGCGCCAAAGCTTTCTGCTGCTGCCCGAGAGCTGCAACGTACTGGCTGACGGCGTACGCTTGCTTGTCGAGACGCCCTTTCTCGGCGGTGGCCAGCACCTCCTGCTGGCTGTCTGCGTCCTTCTGCGCCTTGATCATGGCTGTGCGTGCGTCGGCGATCTTCTGGTCCAGTTGAATGCGCTGCGCTGCCGTGGTGCTGGACTTGTTCTTCACGGATTCCAGCGCCGCGATCTCGGCCTCGTACGCTGCTGCAACTTCGTCCCGTTCGTTGCCGATCAGGCCTTCACGTTTTTGCGCGTACTCGGCCTGGGAGATGAGCCCGGCTTTCTGCGCCGCATCCAGTTGCTTCTGGGCATTGCTGTACTCGGCCAGAATGGCTGTGAGCTGGTTTTTTGCATCGTTGAAACCGGTGAGGTCGACGCTGCCAGCCGCTACGGCGGGATCCTTGTTCTTGTCCTTGATATTTTGGATCGTCTTCGCCACGTAATCGGGCTTTACGAGCGGACTATCCGGGTTCGCTTTGCGCAGGTCATCGACTGACCGCTGATAATCCTTGATCAGCTTGTTGCGCTTTTCAGCATTGGTGAGATTTGAATCGCTGATCGCCTTCAGCTTTATCTCAGCCTCAAGCCCTTCCTTCTGAATGCGAGTTTGATCACTGTCAAACTTCGCGTTGTCCTTCAGGGCCGCCTGCTTGTCTTGCAACAGGTTGAGCTCATCCTGCAGCGACTCCATTCGCTTTTTCGCATCACCATCCTCAAAACCTGTGCCCAGAGTTGATTGAAGATAGGCAAGCTTTTGGGTTATTTCGGTGATTCGCAGCAAGTCATCTTGGTCGCGACCGACGTTTTTCAAAGCGTCCAGCGTCTTCGCGGTTTCTTCTCGAATCGCGAGCCAAGCTTTTTCAACAAGGCTCAGGTTCTGAATAATCTCGCCAGCGCGACCCTTGACCGCTTCTGCATAACTGTCGGTCAACAGCTTCGACGCCCCGATCTCATCGCCCTGCTCCTTCAGAGCCACGATTTGCGCGTACACCGATGCGGTCAGGAAGTGGTACTGATCATTCAGCGACTTCGCAGCGGCGACCGGGTCATCAGCAATCTTGACGAACTCCGCTATCGTGGCATCGACGGACTTGCCGGTGGCCTTCTCCATCGCCAAGGCGGCTTCTGAAATCTCTACGAAACTCGCACTGGCGATCTTTCCATTTCCTGCCAGGTTCGCCAGGACATCAGCAGCCGCGCCGGTGGTGCCCACTGTGGCGCCGATCTGCCGCGCCATTTCGGCGAGTTCGCCAGCGTTGGTACCGGCGTAGTTGCCGGTGAGGATCAGCGACTTGTTGTACTCCTGAGCCTCCTTGCTGCCTTGGTAATAGGCGTTGGTGAGAACGGCAAGTGCGCCCGCGGCCAAGGCAATCGGTGCGGCAATTGCTGCAAATCCGATTGCAGCACTACCAGCACCAGCGCCCAACTGAGCCACCGCACGCACCCCGCTACCCCAGTCGCCCGAGGACAGAGCATTACCAAGCTGAACGACGTTTTCCTGCGCCTGGCGGGTGCCGAGTTTTAGCTTGTCGAACGCACTGGCTGCCTCCCCCATGCCGGCCCGGTCCTTGCCAATCTTGGCCAGGGCCTCGTTGTAGCGATCGGCATTGATTGCACCAACGCGGAAAGCCTCATGAGCGGCCTTTTCCTGCGCCTCCAACTTGGCCAGCTTCGCGGTCACTGGATCAATGCCATTGACCGTGCGCTTCAGCGCCTCAATCTGGCGGTTCTCGGCATCAATCAGCCGCTGTTTCTGCGCAAGCTCCTTGGCTTCAGCCTTCTCAATTCGGTCAAAAGATTTGCCGAGCCGTTCCTGATAAGCCTCCTGCTGCTCGATGGTGACCAGGCCGCCCTTGCGGGCACGCTCAAGCAAGCCTTCTGCCTGAACCAGTTGCTCGATGCTGCCGATGTTGCTGGACATCGCCTTTTCGAGCTGGCCGATGA